CGGCTTGCCGTCGCTCGAGGAATTCACGCTGACCAATGAAGACCTCACCGATGCGCTCGACCGCTTGACCGACCGGATCGGCGGGGCGTGGTACGTGGACGAGTCGAAAGACCTGCATCTGTTCATCAGCGAAACGCTCTCGGCGACCGCGATCGACGACACCCACCGTGACGCGAGTCAGGTGCGGTGGGATCGGGATCTCTCTCCGGTGCGGACGCGTGTGGTCGTGGAAGGGGCCGGCGTGACGGCGGCGGCACCAGCCGTCCCGGGCGATACGGCGCTCGCCGTCGACGACCTGCTCTGGTACGACGAGACGGGCGGGACCGTGACGTCCGGGCCGCAGCGCATCACGTACACCGGCGTGGTGGCGGGCGGGGCTGGGGCTCTGATTGGCACAACGATCACGCCGACCAACGGGCCGAGTGTGACACGCCGCGCGCAGGCCGGCAGTCTCGGTACGGGCGACTATACGTGGAAGGTCACCTTTGTCACGGCGAGCGGGGAAACGCTGCCGAGTCCCGCGTCCATCGTCGCCACGTTTGGCGGCGCGGTGAACCCTCCCGCAAGCGCCCCGACGGTGGCGAAACTGATCGGGGGCAACCTGAGTGCGGGCGCCTACCAGTGGAAGGTGGCGTTTCTCGATGGCGATGGCAACGAGACGCTCGCCAGCGGCGCCTCGGCCTCGCTCACGATGGACAGCGTCGCCGATCCCTCGAGCGCCGCAGTGGCGAGCCTGGCGGGCGGCGGCACGAGCGACAAGAACGGGCTCTACAACTACAAGTACACGTTTACGAACGGGTCGGTCGAGACGGCGCCGAGCAGTCTCTCCAATGACGTGTTCCCTGGCAGCGGGAATACCGCGGTCCGGCTCGCGAAGAGCAGTTTGTCGTCGCCGCCGGCGGGCTGGTCGATCAACATCTACGTCAAGAGCTACGAACCCGACAGCAGCAACGTCGTGTACCGGCGCATGGCGCCGACGTCGCAGGACGCCACGTACTACTACGACGACAACTCCGTCGCGTCCGTGAAGACGAATCCCGCGGCGCCCTCGTCCAGCACCGCCACGTATCGCTCCGCGTCGCTGACGAGCATTCCGGTGTCGCTCGACGCCAACATTACGAAGCGGCGCATCTACCGCACGGCCGCCAACGGATCGACGTTCAAGAAAGTCGCGGACCTCAACGACAACACGACGACGACCTACACCGATACGCTCGCGGATGCCTCGCTGGGATCGACGGAGCTCGGGACCGCGACCTCCTTCTACACAGCCGCGGATCTGAGCAGCATCCCTATTGGCCCGTCGGGCACCACGCAGCGCAAAATCTACCGGACGGCGGCGAACGGCTCGACGTACGGCCTGCAATCTACGATCGCCAATAACACGTCGACGACGGCCACCGACACGACGGCGGATGGCTCGCTCGGCGCGGCGCCCCCGTCGTCCGACACATCGGGACTGACGAGCACCGCCGGCGAAGTGGCGGCCGGATCGACGTCGATCCCGGTGACCTCGACGGCCGCCTTTCGCTCGGCGGGCGGCTGGGCGTTCATTGGCTCAATGCCGATCCGGTACACCGGCTATTCCGGCACGGCCCTCACCGGGATTCCGGCACTGGGCCAAGATGGCTCGCTCGGGACGACCGTCAAGTACGGGGTCGAGATTGTCGCGGCCCCGATGCTCGTCGGCATTCCGGCCAGCGGCGCCGGGGCCATCCTCTACGACATCGCCAGCGGCGACGAGGTGAATCTGCTGGTCACGCGAGACGACCTGGCCGCGCAATCGGCCCTGACCGAACTCCTTACGGCGTCCGGCGAGACGCCGGCCGATGGAGTCGTCGAGGAATACATCCAGGACCGCCGACTGTCCTCAACCGAAGCGACCGCGCGCGCGCAGGCGCAACTCGACCTGGTGAAAGATCCGCTCGTGTCCGTGCGCTATGAAACGCGCGACCGGTTCACCAGGGCCGGGCGGGACGTCACATTCACCTCGACTGTGCTCGGCCTGACTGGCACCTTCAAGATCCAGAGCGTGACGATTAGTGACTTCGACGGTCTGCAGCGCACCTGGCCCCGGCGACAGGTGAACGCCAGCTCGCGGCGGTTTACGTTTGAAGCCTTGCTGAGACAGGGAAGGGCCTAATGGCGCTCAGTCGCACCTACTACAACACGCTCGTCGACGACACCGGCGTGGGCGACGGCACGCCCGTCGACAAGGCGATGATCGACGCGATCTATGACGACGTCGACAACGTCCTCGATGCGATTGACGACAACGGCGCCCTGAGTTTCGCGGCGTCCACCGAACTCACGATCGCCTCCGATGCCGTCACGCTCACCGCCGGGAAGAACGTCTACAGCATCGATGCGGAAGCCAACGCCGCCTCCGACAATCTCGCCACGATCACGCTGGACAGCGGCGGACGCGAAGCGCGGTTCCTGATCCTGAAAGCGGAAAACGTCGCGCGCGTCGTGACGGTGAAGCACGGCACCGGGAACATCCATCTCAAGGGCGGCGACTTCGCGATGAGCGACGCCGACCACCGGCTGATGCTCTACCGGGACGGGACGACGTGGTACGAACTCGCGCGCAGCAGCGCGGCCGCGGCGGGGGGCGGGACCGTGGACCCGGCGACCAACGGGTTCCGCCTGACGCTGACCACCAACGTCCCGGTGACCGACTCGGATGTCACGGGCGCCGGCACGCTCTACCTCACGCCGTTCAAGGGCAACGCCATCGCGCTCTACGACGGCGCCGCGTGGAACGTGCGGCAAGCCGCGCAACAGTCGCTGGCCCTGACGCTCACGAGCGGCAAGCCCTACGACGTCTTCGTCTACGACAGCAGCGGCACACCGACCCTCGAAGTGCTGGTCTGGACCAACGACACGACACGGGCGACGGCGTTGGTGCTGCAAGACGGCGTGCTCGTGAAGTCCGGCGCGACGACCCGGCGCTATGTAGGCTCGCTCTATGCGAGCGGCACGAACACGACCGAGGACTCGGCGGCGAAGCGGTATCTTTTCAACTACTACCACCAGGCGCCCCGGCATCTGCGACGGATCGACACGACCGACTCGTGGACGTACACGACGGCGACGTGGCGGCAGGCGAACAACTCCACCGCGAACCAGGTCGAGATCATGAACGGCTACATCGTCGGCAGCGTCGATGTGATGCTGTTTACCTATGTCTCGAATTCCTCGGGGAATGTGAATCTCTATTGCGGGATCGGGGAAGACACGGTTTCGGCGCCGACCGGCACCGGCTCGACGCAGGTCGGGAATCAAGTCGCCAAGTCCGCCGCGAGTCCGGCGACACAGCTCCTGCAGGCGATCTCGCGGTTGCACAAGACACCCGCCGTCGGGCGGCACTACTACGCGGCGCTGGAGAACAGCGGCGCGGTCGGGACGACAACGTGGTATGGCGACAACGGCGGCGAGCTCGGCTCGGGGCTGGTCGGGATGTGGCACTGCTGAAGGGACGGCGTATGGCACTCGCAGAATGGCTCGACCGCAAACTGAAAGCCTCCGGTGTCGCGATTACCGGCGTGGCGATCGGGATCCCCAGCGACAAGACGACGTGGAAGGTCTCGCCCGCCTCCCTGCAGCCGCAGGCGCAACCAATCATCGACGCGTTCGATCCGAACGACCCGACCAACGTCGACACCGATCTCGATAGCGAAGTGAAACAGGCGCTAGATACCGAGCGGCTCATCTCGGCGGTCGTCTGGGCGATCATCGACACCTACAGTGCCCCGGCGAGTAAGGCGAAGTACGGCACGGCGCGACAGAAAATCATCGACGCGTACAAGGCGCGTCCGTGGGTCTGACGTGATGCGGGCGAGGACGAACGGTGCGCGACCGTGGTGGCGGGCTGAGTCGTGACGGACGCCACGATTCAGGCCATTGTGGTGGCTGCCTTGACGGCCTTGCCGCCAACGATCGTGGCGTGGGGGGCCTTGCGGCAGGGGCAGAGCAATGGCCGAAAAGTGGATCAGGCCGCGAGCAGCGCGGACGCTGCCGCGATGAAGGCGGAGACGGCCGCCACGCACGCGAGCGACACCGCCGCCAAGGTGGAAGCCGTCCGCATGGCGACGCAGGACATCTCGACGCAGAGCGACAAGATCGCCGCGCAGACCAATGGCCATCTGACGAAACTGACCGACGAAGTGAACCAATTGATGGCCCGGAACGAGGGGCTCGAAAAGACCGTGACCACGCTCGTCAACATCCTCACGGCCACACGCGTGCTCGAGGCGAGTGCGGACCGGAAGGAAACGATTACGGTCCCGGCGGTGCGGACGGAAGACCTCAATCAAGTCATTGACACCATCCAGTCGATCCATGACAAGAATGCCGACGGCGAGCGGCCGAAGGATTCCTGACCGATGCCGCTCTTCACGACCCCGGACGGGCACTACACGCACGCCATCACCACCGAAGGGGAAGGTGACGGGAATGACGTCGTGTACGACAACTGGATCGTGCCGGGGCAGATGACGCCGGTCTGGGACAAGTTTTCCTATGAAGCTGGGCTCGGGGCGAGCCGGCCGCCCGTGGTGCTGCCGCCGGTGGAGCCACGGCCACCGGTCCCGGTGCCTGAGCCGCCGGCCCCCGGGCCCGCCACGTCCGCGACGACGCGAGTCATTCGCGTCACCGATGCCAGCGATGGGGACTTCGTCCCTCGCATGTACAGCTACTGGAGCAACGCCTGGATCCACGGCAATGCCGCCTACGTCTTCGCGGGGCACGTCGACGGGTTGCCGCGGTTCTTCAAGGTCGACCTGACGACCGGCGCCGTGGAACGGCTCGGCCCGATGCTCGGCTTTGTGGGCACGACAGAGGGGTGGTACTGGGACGCCAACGGCTGGATCTATCTCCTCGCCGGCACTCGGCTGAAGCGCGTGAGTCCCTTCACCAACGAAGCGTGGGTCGTGTTCGATCTCGCCGACACGCATCCCGGCTGCATCCTCTGGCAAGCGCACAGTTCGGACGACGGACAGACGCACTCGGCGACGGTGAAACAAGTCGTCAGCGACGGGGCCTATCCCGCGCTCGGCACGGTCGTCTTTCGCAAGGGACGGCAGGAATACTTCCCAGCGCAAGGCGAACTTGATGAATCCCAGGTGACACCGGACGGCGGCTGGCTCGTCATCAAGGAAGACGACGACAACCGGGTCATCAACCTGGACACGCGGCACACGCAGATCTTGCGCGACGCCGACGGCGCGGTGGGGCATTCCGACTGCGGGCCGCATCTGCTGGTCGGCGAAGACAACATCCACGGCGCGTGCGTCCTCTGGGATCTCACTCAGCCGCTCACGCCAGGGCGGCGGCGGGATTTGTTCCCGACGTGGAACATGGGCTACGTATCGATCCGCGGCGGGCGGTGTCTCCATAGCGGCGAGACGCACTTGAGTCTCGTGGCGCTCGACGGGTCCGGCGAGACGCCGCTCCTTGATCACGGCGTGCGGAGCAACGACTACGACGCCCGCGTCAAAGCGAATCTCGATCCGAGCGGGCGCGTCGCGACCTACATGGTCGACGGGCAGGTGTATCTGTTGGTGCTCCCGGCATGATCGATCACATCCACCGCTTCACGGTGCCGGCGGCCTACGCGCTCCTCCCGCCGGCGATGGCGTCGGATCGCGCGACAGCGATGCTCCTCACCATCGGTCTGCACGAAGGCGACGGCTTCACCGCCCGGAAGCAGTACCACGGCGGACCGGCACATAGTTTCTGGCAGCTCGAGCCGGTGGCCGTGCGCGAAGTCCTCGAGCACGCGCGCACGAAATCGGCTGCGGACAGCGTGGTCGATGCGCTCTGCTACCGGGTGCCGAAGGCGACGATCGCGAGACAGACGCTGGAACTCTGGGAGGCGATGACGCACAACGACACGTTGGCGTACTGTCTGGCGCGGCTGAACCTGTGGACGTTCCCCCCGGCGCTGGCGGGTCCGGACAATCCCGACTTGGCGTGGCGGCAATACCTCGCCATTTGGAAACCAGGGGCCTATACCCGAGGGACCGAAGAGCAGCGGCAGCAACTGCGGACCGCCTGGAATCACCACTACGCCGAAGCCTGGAGCCGCGTGCAGGCCGGCACCGCCGCGGATGCCACATGACCGGCGTCGCCTTCAACCAGCCGCCCGACCATCTCATCCCCGACATCTCGGCGTCGATTCAGCGAGCCGTGGCCGCCTTACCGCAGGGCAAGTCCGGGGCGATCGTGGGCGTGGCGACCGATGCCGGCGTCAACGCCGCCGTCGTTGCCAAACTGAACGAGACGTGGACCGTCCAGGCCTGGGTGGGGAAGACCTGGGGCGGGTCGGTGACCGGCGGCGCGCAGATCCTGGCAACGTGGTGACGGATCACAGCGAGGAGACGAGAATCTCGACGCGGCCGGCGGCGCGCGTGCTGCCATCCTGCAACCGCGCCGTCGCCGTCACGACGTAGACGCCATTCTGCCGGTAGTGATGCGTCACCGCCGCGGCGGGACCGTTGATGAGCCCGGCGCTGCCATCGCCGAAGTCCCACGTGATCGAGGAGACGGGGCCGACGGTCGTGGGCGTGAACGTCCACCGCTGCACGCCGCCTTCCGGCACGGCTGACGCCACCGCAATATCCACCGAGACCACATCAATGACGACGATCGGCGGCTCGACGTGCAGGGGCAATTGCGCACTGGTCGTCACGCCGTTCTGCGCTTCGACGACCGCCCGCACGACGACGTCCCCAGCGGTGGCCCAGCGACAACTGAAGCGGATATCGGAGCCGATCCCGGCGCCCAGATTGATCACGGTGCCGTTGCCGCAGTCCACCAGCACGCGGCTCGGCGTCGTGATGAGCGCGCCTTCGTGCGGCAGGACGGAGAGGAAGCCCAGCCAGGCGCTATCGGCAATCGCGAAGGTGGTGCCGTTGCGCAGCGTCACGTCGAACGCGGTATAGGTCGGGAGGCGTGGACCCGTCGAGGGCGCGTCCGGCACGGTCGCCGACGGGGCCACCGGCGACGGCTCCATCGCGTGACAGCCGGCGAGGAGGACCGTGGCGACGAGGAGGGCGCAGCGTGTGGGGGGCATGGGTACTCTTCTCTTAACGATATCGGCTCGGGCGCCGAACGCAAGAGGCGGTCGTCTGACACCGCGTAGCGCTCACGTAACGGCCGATCCCGGACGCGCGTGAAAACCCGTGTATTCCCGTGATGGCGGGTAACGCTGCCGCGAGGCGAAACAAACGGTGATTTCGGAAAAATGCTTGGTGGACCGCAGGAGGATCGAACTCCTGACCTCCGCATTGCGAATGGCGCGGCGGCCGCGACTTCATGCCGATTTCTGTTGGCGTTTTCGCTGCTTCGCGCGCGTGCGTTGCTGTGGCGTCACGCCGACCGAGCTGATCTTGTTCACCGCCCGTAGCCGTTCGCTCTGATTCGTGACCCGGTAGGTCATCGCGGTGCGGACGTCTTTCCAGTTGCCCAGGTCCATGATCGTCTTCAGGTCGACCTTCTCCTGATGGAGGCGGGTGGCCCCAGTGGCGCGCGTCGCGGTGTGGTGCGTCACCCCGCCGTGCTCGCGGCCGTAGGGGACGTCGGCTCGCCGGCAGGCGCGCTCGAGCATGTGCCGCCAGGCGGTCCGGGCATTGTGGCGACTGCCGGCCCCGTGGCGGTGCCAGAAGATGAACTCGGCGTGCGGCTCCCCGGCCTTCTTCCGCGGGAGGCTATCGAGCGCGAGCCGCGCCCGTCGGGAGATCGCCGCCTCATAGGGGCCGGTCTTGGAATCCTCCAGCGCGAAGTGCGTGCCGCAGTCATCGGCCCACTTGAGATCGTAGACGTTGCTCCAGCGCATCAGCCCGTCGCGCGACACGATGTAGAACGCCTGGTCCATCGGCGGCAGGGCTTCGATGAGGCGCCGCTCTTCGGCGGTGCTGAGCACGCGTTTCTTCTTCGGCACGACGCGCAGCTTCTTCCGCCCGCGGAGCGGGGACACCTTCAGCCAGCGCGGACAGGCGTCGCGGAGCATCGACTTGAGCACGTCGACGTCGCGGTTGACGGTGTTCGGGCTGACGGTGCGCCGCGTGTCGGCGCCCGTCGCGGGTGGTCGGCCGATCTTCTCGGCGAGCCGCCTCGTCTCGAATTCGCTGACGCGCTGGTCGTTGATGGCCGTCAGGTCATCGCGCCCGAAGAACGTGCGCAGTTGCGCGACGGTGTCGGCGTCGCGCTCATGGCCGCGGCGCTTCGGCAGCTTGTGCGTCGTCCACCAGTCCGCGTACGCCGCGAAGGCGATCGTCGTCGGATCGTGGGCGGGCAGGTCGTGCCGCGTGCGCGCGAGATCGGCCATGCGGGCCGCGTAGACCTCCTGCGCATCCTGGCGGCGTTGCTTGCGGATCTCGGCGCTGTGCGCGTGGACGGGGATCTTCGTGCTCTCGAACAGGGGTCTCTGTCCGGGGCGCTCCAGACGGAACCAATAGAACGGTGAGTCCTTGCGGATGTAGATCCCCATCGTGTGCGTTTCTGTCGGTCGCGGTGCGTAAGGTCTTCGCTGATCGAAAACGGGGCGGCAGATCGTGTCGCTGCCTGTCCTACAGCACTAACGGATCTGATGGTTGCATTTGCGTGCTGTGCGGTTTACCCTCGCGCGTTTCCATTTCTGCTTCGGGTACGAGACAGGAGCGAGCGATGGTGCCGCACACTCCCCCCCGTCTACCGTCACTACGCGTCGTGTCGGACAACGGCCTCACCGATGCCGCTCTGCTTTCCGACTTGCACGCGCTGGACCCGGCGCTGCAACTCCAGATTCGACAGTTCGTCCGGACGGCAGCGCGGCACCGAAGGATGCTCCAGTCGTCTTCACGAGGTGTAGCGTCGCCGGACGTAGCGGTGCGGGCACCGTTGCGAACGCTGTGAGCAGGGCGCGCTGCTCGGCGGTCAATTCCGCTTTGCCGTAAAGCGTTTCGATCAGGTCGGCGACATCGCCTTTGCCGGCGAGGCGCAAGACCGACGACGGATCGGCGTTCGCGGCGCGCGCGAGTTTCAATAAATTCTCCACGCTGTATTTCCCAGCGCTCCGGCCGCGCCCGATCTGCGTGAGCGAAATGCCGATGGCCTGCGCCAGCTTGGTCTTGCTGCCAAAGGTCGCGACCAGTTCGTCCACCCACTCCTGAAAAGTCACGGCACACCGTAGGGATAGGCCTGCCATTGCTGCAAGCTACGCCACTGTTGACATAACGGCGACGTGCGAATAGACTCACCTCACCGTTAGTGACTGACGGCTAACCCTAAGGCAACCGAACATGGCGCACGCGCAATTAACGCACGCTGAACTCGACACGATTCGCAACCTCCGGGAAGAGGACGAACTCACGTTTGCGCAGATTGGCGAACGTCTGGGGATCGATACGTCCACCGCGCATCGCATCCTGACGCGTGAGGGCTATACCTCCGACGAGTTGACCCTCATTCGGATCCGGAAAGGCTTGGCGCGTCTGGCGACAAAGCCCGCCAAGCGGCAGCGGGTGAGCGCATGAAGCCCGCCTCCCCGTACCTCACCGCGCAGGAAGCCTGCGACTACCTCCGCTGTCCGAACATGCGGGCGTTCTACATGTTCCGGTATCGCCGCCACCTGCGCGCCCATCGGCGCGGGTCGGTGCTGCTGTTCACGCAGGCCGACCTCGACGCGGCGCTCGAGCAGGAGCGGCCGGCCAAGCCGACACTCGTCCGCAAGGTGGGTCGGTAATGCCACGCCCGCAGTCTCAACTGAACCTGCCGGTCACGGAAGTGGTGAATCGTTCGAATCAATCACCGGCGGTGACTGAGCGAACAAATCGTGAGCGAGACGCCAGCGGCGAGCCAGCAGGCACAAATGATTCGGACGTTGATGCCATCGTGGTCAAAGCGTCCCTTTTGTTCCATCAGGCGCTCCACGACGCCCGTGTGACGAGCGCAGAAGCCGCGCATCTGATGAAGGTCTCTGAGAACTACGTCAATCGGATGCGCTCGCCGAACTACCGCGAGTGCGTCTCCCTCGTGCAGCTCCTGCGCTGCGGCCCCGTCGTGGTCTACAAGTTCCACGTCGCCCTGCATCACAAAGAGCAGTTCGGTCAGCGCGCGTTGCGGGAAGCGATGCAGGCGCTGAGCCTGCTGGCGGTGGGGATCGAATGACGACCGTCCTGCACGTGCTCGAGCACGTCTCCGCGCTCATTGGCCTGCTCGTGCTGCTGGTCTTCGCCTGGGCGGTCGTGAAGTTGCGCCAGCACCGGCTGAGCGAAGCCGAACGCGACCGCCTGCGTCGTGACTACGCCGCGCGCCGGCCGATGTGGACCACCCCCGGCGATTCTGATGAGGAGTATCCCCGTGTCCAATAACCTGCCGTACCTGATGCTGGCCGTCGCGATCCTGCTGTCCCTGTGGCTCGTCTCGCCGATCGTCGCCGACATCCGTGCCGCGTTCATCAAGCGCCGTCTGCGGCGACGCATCCATCAGGAGCAGATTGCCTGGGCAGAGCGGCGCGCGCGGCGGATGCGCGAGGCGCTCCGGTGAATCGGTGGACGTGGCTGTGGGTGAATCTCGCGACGCGGTGGAACGAGCGGACCGATCGGCGCCGCCTGCTCGGCGATCAGTTGCTCGACGAGATTCGCGACCGCTGGGCCATGTCGCCGCGGCGGCCGTCTTCCAGGGCGGGAGACTCCACGTCGTGGATCCGGGTGCGTATCAGCGCGACCTGCGGAAGATGACGCTAGGCGAGGGGGAAGAAGTCGAGATCCGCATCATGCGGAAAGAGGACGCCTACACCTACGGCGCGATCAAGCACTACTGGGGATACATCATTCGACCGCTCTCCGAGTGGAATGGGAACTTCCCAACCGAGTGGCACCTGATGTTGAAGGCGATGTTCCTACCGGAGGGCAAGACGTCGATCGCGGAGCTGAGCGCGGACGAACTGCGGACCTACAAAGAACAGTGCGATGTGTACGCGCACACCGCGCACCCGGAAGCGTTCACGTTGTATCGATGACCAAGAAAAAGCCGGACGCGGGAACGTCCGGCCAGACAAGGAACCCTGCGATGCCTGAGATTCTGACACAGCTTCCGCTGGCCGCCAAGCCGGAGGATGACCCGGTCGCGACCGGCGCGGCCATTGGCGACGCCCTCGTGCGCGCCCACCTCACGCCGCCCGATTCCACCGCGCTCATGTTCGAGCGCCTGGCGAAAGACCCGTCCGTGGATGTCGAGAAGCTCAAACAGCTAATCGACATGCAGAAAGAGATTCTCCGCCACAACGCCGAGTCGCTCTTCTGGCAGGCGTTCGCGGAGATGCAGGGCGACCTGCCGACGATTGCCGAGGATGGCTCCATCGTGGTCAACGGGCAGGTGCGCAGCCGCTATTCCACGAACGAGAACATCCAGGAATGCATCCGACCGATCCTGCAGAAGCACGGCTTCGCGCTCAGCTTCCGCAACCGCACCGCGGAGAAATTGACGGTCACCGGCATTCTCGCGCATCGCGGCGGGCACAAAGAGACGGACGAATTCGAATCCAAGCCGGACAGCGGCGGCAGCATGAACGACATCCAGCGCATCGGTTCGACGCGCTCCTACGGGCAGCGGTACACGACGATCTCGCTGCTGAACATCGTCAGCCGCGCACCGCAGGACCGCGACGACGACGGCGAGAAGTCGCAGCGTCCGTCACCGCCAGAGGGCTACGACGCCTGGGCGGCCGCGCTCGAAGGGATCGCTGATGAAGGACTGAAGTCGCTCACGGTCACCTTCAACAAGGCGAACGCGGAGTTTCGCAACTACCTGACGAAGTACGACCGTCGGGCCTGGGAGGCGTTGAAGGCGACCGCCGCCAAGGTGAAGCCGGTATGACGCCGCTCGATGATCTCCCGCGCCTCGTCAGCATCGAATGTGATTCCAAGTTGACGCTGGCAACCCTCGGCCTGCCACCGCGCACGCGCGAAGGACTGCTGGCGTATATCCGGTGGGGCATTCCGCCAGGGTCGTTCCTGCAGGCGCTGCTGTCGAACGATCTGCTTGAAGCCTGTCGTCGGGCCGACCCGGACAATCGTGCGCATCTCTTCGACTTTGTGTTCGTGCTGGACAACTACGCACCGATGGGGGCCTACGGGTCACGCGCGCATGTGCGGGCGTGGATTGAACGCGGCGCGCTGTTGCGTCGGCAGACGATGGAGGCGAACGCATGAAGCCGTTTGTCGTCCACGACGTCGACCAGCGCTCCGACGCGTGGTACGCCTTACGCGCGGGGCTCGTCACCGGCTCCTGCGCCGCCCCGATTCTGGCCGTCCGCAAGAAGGGGACCGGGGAACTCGCCATCCGGCGTGACCTGCGCCACCGGCTCGTCTGCGAGCGGTTGACGGGCCTACCGCTGGACCGCACGGCGAGCCGGACCGACGCCATGCAGCACGGCCTCGACGCCGAACCGGACGCCGTGGCGGCCTACGAAGCGCACACGGGCCAGATCGTCCAGCGCGTGGGATTCGTCTCGCATCTGACGCTGAAGGCGGGCTGCTCGCCGGACGGCTACGTCGGCGACTGGGACGGCATCATCGAGGCGAAGTGTCCCACCTCCACGACGCACCTCACCTACCTGCAAGGGTTCGGCAACGGCATCCCGGACGAGTACTACGCGCAGCTCGTGCACGCGCTCTGGTTGACCGGGGCCTCGTGGGCGGACTTCGTCAGCTACGACCCGCGCTTCCCGGAGCCGTTGCGACTCTTCGTCACGCGGCTCGAGCGGGCCTGGGTGGATCTCGCCGGCTACGAACTCGCCGTGCGGCTGTTTCTCGACGAGGTGGACGCGGACGTGCGCCGACTCCAACCGGCGGTGGAGGCGGTCGCATGAGACTGCGCGGACTTCCACTCCGGGGCCACTGCATCGAATGCGGGCAGGCGTATCCCTCAGAACTGGTTGCGGACGGGGTCTGTCCGAACTGCAAAGCGTTCGATCCCCAAAACGATCCCGGCCCCTACGACGACACGTCGTGGAACAAATACTCCAAGGCGAATCTGCGCGAACGGCTCAGCGTCTCGGGAGACGTCGACGAGTGAAGACCTTCTTCAAGTGGGACGAGCCCTCCCGCGTGGAAGTGCGGATCGCGCGCGACGCCGAGGTGGCGGCTCACTGGCGCCGTGTCTGCCGCCTGGTCGATCAGCGGGACGGCCGGCAATGCCGCTGCTGTGGCAAGCGCACCGATCCCGACGACGTCGGCCTGCAGCGCGGGCATCGGCATCACATCCAGTACAAGTCGGCCTGCGGCCCCGATGAGACGTGGAACGTGGTGACCCTCTGTGCGGTCTGTCACAACGAAGAAGAGCATCGGCACCGGCTCCGGATTGAAGGCAACGCCGATGAAGCCTTGACGTTCTGGCGGAAGGAGGCCGACGGCGTCTGGTACGTGGTTCGACGGGAACTGACGGTGCGGGTGGTGGAGCATGACTGACGGCGGCCCGGCGTTCCCTGTGCCCGTCGCGCAAATTCAGGGCATCGCGACACACAGCGGCGACTTCGGCATGCTGGGCATGTCGCTGCGTGACTACTTCGCCGGGCAAGCGCTCGTCGGATTCCTGCTGGTGAGCGATTGCCGCGACAACCCGGCGAAGGCTGCGGCGTGGTCGTATGAGCAAGCTGACGCCATGTTGAAAGCTCGGGAGTCGCAGGCGTGAGGTGCCAATCGATCCGCTCCGCTACCAATGTGCGTACTGCGGCAAGCGGCTCGACGATCGCGACGACATTCCCCGGCACGAAGCGAAATGCGAATTGAAAGAAGCGAAACGGGTGCTCTGGAATTTGATGATCCATGTCGCGTATGCGCGGGAACGAACGAACGGAAAGACGAAGTGACGCTCGCGCTCCGTCGCTGGGTGATGCGCTGGGTGCCACGCGTGCAGCAGGCGCGCGCGTTGCGCGAACTTGACGAGTTACTGAAGCCGCACCGATGAAACAACAGGCCCTGATCGACACGGAGCATCTCGCCGAGACCGATCCTGACGCCGCCGCGCTCGATGCCGCCTATCGCCGGATGCACGACGACCCGCGCGTCCAGCATGAGCACTGGGCCATCGAGCGCGTGACGACGGACGACGCGTGTGCGGCGCGGCTCAATGAGATCGCGCGGATGCCCCACGCGCACGTCGAGTCCATCCAACTGATTGAACCCGACACCTACGTCCTGCTTTGGTACCGCTACGTGACGACGGAGGCGACGCGATGACGACCGGCTTGATTCAACGGCTCTACACCGACAAAGGCTTCGGTTTCCTGCGCAATCCCGACACGGGGGAAGAATTCTTCTTCCATCGATCGGTCGTGAAAGGCGCGCGGTTCGATGACCTCCGAGAGCAACAGACGGTGCAGTTCGAAGCCGGGCAGGGGCCGAAAGGCCCGCGCGCGGACTCGGTGTACGTGGCGTAGCGAAGGCGGCAACTGATGGCGGAAGCGGAGAAAGCGAGTCCGGCCTTTCAGTTCTACCCGAAGGAATTCCTATCTTCATCGAAAGTGATGGCGATGAGTCTCACCGAGCGCGGGGCCTACATCACGCTGCTGTCGGTCGAATGGTTGGACGGGAGTCTCCCGAACAGTCCTGGCGGCCTGGCCCGCATCCTCGGCCTCTCAGAGCCGCGCTTTCGGAAGCTCTGGGGTGGCGTCCTCTCAGCCTGTTTCATCGAGCGCGACGGCCGGCTCGTCAACGCGCGGTTGGAGGACGAGCGGCGCAAACAGATTGCCTTCCGGCAGCGCCAGTCGGAGAACGGCAAGAAGGGCGGCCGGCTAACCCAACCCCTAAGCCAGATCGAAGCCACTGGTAGCCCACCGCTTAACCCGCGCGTAATGGAGAGTGCAGATAGCAGACTGCAAAGCTCTTTCAAAGAAAAAGAGAACGAC